TTATACCGTTTGGGGCACTTATTCTTATCCAATACGCGGACTGCCCCTCATCAACGGTTGTTTTAGCCCAGTCGCTTATTACTCTTACTGGAAAAATTTCTACACCATCTCCTGCGAATCCATAAGCATCTCCAGAGTATGTGCCATCATCATTGTCATCTAAATTAAATTCTTGAGTATCAGGGATAAATTCTGCAAAAGTAGACCCGTTGAAGTACTCATATTTTAAAGGTGCTGTGTAACTGCCGGGTGTATCTATATCAAATACTGCCATATCAAATTTAGCATCATCCCCTAAATATAAAAAATCGTCAGTACCCTCTATCACTGAAAATGATGTGCCAGTAATAGACCGTGCTTCTAAATCTCTATTAGTAAAAACACCTCCACCAGTATCGATTCTAACATAATCAAATTGTTCATTTGCCACTGTAGGCATTGGCTAACCCTCCGAGTTTTCCTCCGTTGTTTCTTCAGGCTTTTCTTCTACTACTTCTTCTGGAGTTACTCCTAACTTACCTCTCAGATAAGCTGCTGCTCCGTTTAATTGTTGGACTTTTGCTATTAACGTATCTCGTTGAGTATTAACATTAATTAATTGTTGTCTTAATCCTTCAATTTCTTTGTCTAAAGTTTCTAAATCTTTTTTAAACTCTTCTTGCATTACGCATTTCTCCTTGAACTAATGCCTCTTTTCATTGAGGCTCTTCTAATTCTTTTAGGTGGAGGTTCTCCCCACACAGGTCTAACCCCATTTAAAAAGGGTAGACAATTGTTTATATGTAACATGTGACCTTCTTCTTTTTTGGTTTGCCATGTTTGTTTACATTCCTCTGATGCACCCTCACATGATTGAACCATTCCGTTAAAACCACTTACATATAGTATATCATCTCCAGTCAAAATATTTGTGTTAAGTATAAAAGATTTACCTCTTCTTAATAAACTTTTTATTTTTCTTTCAACTGTTTTAGTCCTTGCATAGTGTTTCTTGTAAGTTAAAACAGGAAACTCTACATAATCTTCGTCTTGCCACCACTTTTTATCCGTCCAGTAATGTTTGTACGTTTTAGTTTCTATTGGCATTTATACCTCCTAAAATCGTATCTTAACTTATTCCAACTCATTTTGCAAGTTCTACTTATATTATACTATTTTTTGTTAAGTTCTTTAAATTCTTTAGGGTCTAAACTTTTTTTCATGTGTTCTGCATCTAGCATAGTCATGTCTATATTTTTCTTTATTGTATCTAGTGGTCCATGCACATTCAATATTTCACTAGGACCATGATGTGGATTTAAGACTTCTGCTCTTGCTAGCAATGATTTATACATATCTTCTAGTTTATCTGTTTCTACATTTTTAGTATCAAAGCTACCATCATCTAGTTCTTTTTTAAGTTTGGACCATGCTTCTATTTCTCTCACCCTGTCATTACCAACTCTTTCATGGTTTCTTAACTGCCATTGTAATTTTTCTATTTCTAGTTGCAAAAATTGTTTTTCATATTTATCTGTTGTATTTTCTAATATTTCTTTTGTTTGTTCTAAAGTAATCTTTTCTTTTCTATAATCAAAAGATAACCATGCTAAGTTTTCATACATACTTGCTTGTTCTCTTACACATTGCCAATACTTCCCTGCTCTTGTAGGAAAGCTATTGTCATTTAAAACAGAGTAACGCATTTGTGCTTCTGTTCTGTACACTTGTTGTTTTATATAAGAATCTTGGACTTCTTCACGCAATGCTTCCATTTTCTTTGCGTTTTCGTTATTTAGTGCTGGAAATTCATTCATGGTAATACCACCCTTTCTGGTTGTGTATTTATATTTCTTGTGGCAACTTCAACTGTTTCTCCCTCTGGGGTATCCACATTTACAGTATTATCCCAGTTTGCTATAACTGTATTTCTTCTGTTATCTAAAATAGCCTGTGCTTCTGTTTTTGTTTTTTCAGTTGCACCTACTCTTGTAGCCCAGTTACCTGTTGCCCACTTGTCATTAGTAACTATAACGTTGCCATAACTTTTTACATCAAATCTTTTTATTTCATTGCCTACAAATGTGTTGGCATTTATATTTTCTATTTCCCAATACTTCATGTGCTAATTGCCCTCGTAAAAATATAACCATCATCTATATATCCAACTCCATCTTCCCTAAAACCACCGACTGAAAGTCCATTACCTGTAGGACCACCACCATAGTTGTTTCTTGCAGGTACTGGGTATGTATTGCCTGTAGTCCATGAACCTCCACTATATTCGTATGTACCACCATCTGGACCCCCTGCAGCTTCTCCACAAAAAACTACTAAATCATCTGCACTTGTTTTTCCAAGACAACCGGGATTTTCATCTAATGCTGTTGTAATATTTGCATTTGTAGTCCATGAACCACTTGAGCCAGAACTAAGTGTATATTCCTCATTCTTAGTAGAACGTGAACCTGTGCTGCCTGTAACTGCTGCACCATTTCCAGATGAACCACAAGCATTATTTGCTAAATAATATCTAGGAGTAAGCATGTCTGTGCTTTGTACACTCCAAGTGCCACTTCTCATAATTTCATGTTTTCCACTTGCACTTCCAGTATAACCACCACATGACCAAGCGTTTTCTTTATCTTCTACTGCAGAACATCCATCTGCCGTAGCAGTTGTTAGTGAATCAGCAGTTTCATAAGTGCTACCATCAAATTTTTCAACAACAGTTGAACGTGAACCACCTCTATTACCACTAATGAATAAACAATTAAGTTGTTCGCCACCACCATTACCAGAAGATGCAGCTGCACTTAAATGAGAAACACCGGGAATATTAGCAAAAGCAGTACCATTCCAAGATTGAACAGTACTTGTAGGAGGATTAGCACCACCAGAAATAAGTGCTGCACTAGCGTTACCAGCAATCACAGACATATACCTATTACTATTAATTTGTGAATCAGCTATCAAAGTCCATACACCTAATCCACCTGCTGGTGTGTGCCCACCGAAACCTAATACTGTATACCCAAACTTAGACATTAAGCATCCGTGCTAGTGTCTGTTGTATAAAATATTTTTACACCTAATAATCTTGCATCTGATGTATGACCATCTGCTGACACATCTCTAAATATTTCAAAGAAAGCTAATTCATCTGCTGCTGCATTTGCAACAGTTAGGTTACCACTAGCAGCACTTATGTTTAAATCTTCTGCTGTACCACTATGTGCTTTTGCAGTAGCCACGACTGTTGTTCCATAGTCTTGGTCAATGAGGTCATTATCACCAAAAGATACACCTGACATTGCCCATGCTACTGTACCTGTGTTTGTACTTGCTGATGTCCAATATGCTTGGAAAGTAATTGTACCTTCGTTCCAAGACTTTGGCATTGCTACAGAAAAATGTGCAAATTCATCAGAGTCTTTATCAAAATCCAAAACAATTAAGTCAGGTCTACCAGATGATGTTTCAACAGATGTTAAAGAACCACAACCATTTGATTCTGATGGTGTCATGGCAGTTGCTGGTATCCACATATTTTCTAGTCCAACTTTCTTGACTGCGACACCTTCAATAGTAACTTCACCTGCACTTGCTCTAGCAATAGTAGTGTCTGATGCGTGTCCTAAATTAATATCTCCAGTTCTAACTGCACCTGTTGTTGATATAGCAGATGAACCTGTGTCAATAGTGCCAAACCCAGAAGTAATTGAACCTGCATCTAATGCTCCTGTTTCAACTAAATTAGTCATAGCAGTTATTTCACTACCAAAATATGTAGCAAATGTTTGAACTGTAGTTTGCTGCATTGTGCCATTATCATTAGTTACGATTCCATCTCCGTCTGCTACTGCTGTTGTGCCAACAGTTGCATTACCATCCATAATATTAAGTTCTGCTGCAGTAGAGGTAACTCCGTCAAGTATATTAAGTTCTGCTGTTGTTGAAGTTACACCATCAAGTATGTTTAACTCTGCAGCAGTTGATGTAACTGCTGTTCCATTAATTGCTAACTTGTCAGTTACTATATTAAATGTTGCATTATCTTCTACTCTTGCTACTTCAGTACCATCCCTTTGTTGAAATATAATATCTTTTTCGTCAACAACTGGTTTTATAATTACATCGCTAGAACTATTAGATATATTTAATATTTCAGTTCCTGCTGCTGATATTTTTAGTACACCTGAATGAGAATCTAAATCAATATCACCGTCAATATCTACTGTTAGATGTGCTGCTGCTGCAGAAGCATCGTTAGTATTTATTGAAAATGCACCGTTTGCTGCAACAACTAATGTTGCTGTATCACCAGAAGAACCAGTCATTGTGACTGTCTTACTATCTAAACCGATGTCATCAACTGTCAAAGCAGTAAGTGTGCCTAAAGATGTAATGTTAGTTTGACCTGCTACTTGAAGAACTCCATCAGAGTTTGAAAAAGATGTTGTACCTAAAGTAAGAGCACCAGCAATTACTGCATTACCAGAACTATCTAAACTAAATTTAGTTGCTCCACCAACTGCAGCACCAGTGTCTATTTTAAATTTATCACTATCACTGTCATCAACACCTACAGTCCATTCGTCTGTGCTGTTTATATCAAATGTTATTCTTGGGTCACCAGATGAGCCAACACCTATCTCAAGGTCTCCTGAGCCATCAAATGTAAGGTTAGCTTCTGCATCTAGTTCTGTTGTTGTAGAACCAACTGTTACTATTTCGTTTGCTGTAGCATTGTTAAGTGCAGTAACTGCACCTGATGCTGATGCTGCCCATTTCATACCAGTAGCCTCACTGCTATCTGCAGTAAGTACATGGTTATTACTTCCAACAGTTCTGATTGCCATTGAGCCAGTACCAGAGCCAGCAACAATTCCACCTTTGGCTATTGCTGAGATATCTGCTTCAATACCACCTACTTCGTGTTTAAAGGTACCATCATTAGCAGTCATAGCTTGAACTGCTACTGGAGCACCAGAACCGTCTGCTACGACTATCTTACCGTCTGTAGCACCGACAAGTCCTGTACCACCATAAGCTAAACCTATTGCAGTACCATTCCAAACACCTGTAGTTATTGTTCCAAGACTTGTAAGTGATGAAGATGTTACTCCACTACCTAAAGTGTTGTTAGAAAGAACTGTAGTGCCGTTTACTTTAAATGTTTTACCACTGGCTATGTCTACGTTTTCTGAAAAATCAAAATCACCAGTAGCGTTTGTAAATGTTATTGTCTTATCAGTACCAGCTTTAATTGTTAATCCACCACCATCAGCATTAGCATCACTAGGAGAACCAACTTTGTTTAACTCCATGTTCTTGTCTTCAACCTGAATGGTTGCAACGTTTGCTGTGATTGTGTCACCAGATACTGTTAGGTCACCACCTACTGTAATATCTTCTGCCCAAGCTAAACCTGTTGATGTGCTTGAGTCTGCAATAAGTATTTTATTGTTTGTACCTATTGCTAATTTGTCCCAAGTGCTTCCTGTGTAAACTAAAATATCACCTTTAGCCTCAGTTAAACTTGTAACGTCTGTATGAGAAGCACCATCAAGTGTGTGCGTTCCCATCTTGCCAAGACTGGCAGCTTTTACTCCTAACATTTAATCCACCCCTGTGTTTACAAATAATTTAGTAGTTGAACCATCTGGCGTAGAAGAGTAAGTAACTCTTACTATGTAATACGGAAATGGGTCACTACAACATTCATAGCCTCCACTTGTTGCTGCTACTGTAAACGAACCTATCTGAACTGCAGTTGTGGAACCTACAGTTGAATTATCAGCCTGACAACCGTATAAAGTTATCGTTGCAGTCTGGTCACTTGCGTTGTTTACATGAATTGTTTGAACGGCTTTTCCACTAGCGTTAAATAAAAAATCATGATTGTCTGTATCGTCAGCCGTAAAACTCGTTTCTAAATAGAAAGGAATGGATGCAGTATGTATATTCAGACTGTTATGTACTCTTTGTAATGTCATTTGGCTCCTTCAAAATATAATTTACCAGTTGAAGATTCATTCCTCTTCTTCCAATATTGTTTCATCTCACGGATGATTTTACCAATTTCTCTTCTTTCCTCTACAGTAGGTTTTCTCTTATGTTCTTTTGCTCTCATGTCTAAAAGCCATTTCTCATAAGCATTACCTGCTAAATCTTCTATCTCTGCTTTACTGTGATTGTCATCTCCGATTACTCTCAGTTCAAACAGTTTACCAGTCACAGGGTCTTTAACCTTGAAATGATAAACCTTTGCACCTGTGTCTCCACCTAAGTCTACGACACGAGTTACAACTGAACCCTGTGGGGTCCAAAGTCCATCTATGTTTCCGTTATATTCTGTAACCATAATTAGTGTAAGTGGGAGAACCGAAAGGAACCAATCCTCCCACTTATGCCATTAGATGTTATTCTAAGTTTGCTTTAATAAGCCCATATTCACCGGCAACACCGGCAATTGGACCCATATAACCTACTGGTGAAAGGTTAACTGTACCATCTTCATCATAGACTTCTACAGCACCATCTGCACCATTAGATGCTATTAAAGGAACACCTGCTGCTGGAGTACCATCAACAAATGCTGAAGTAAATCCACTTACGCAAATCCAACCGTATGAACCTGATGCTATGTCAACACAAGTCCATCCGAGTGGTGCGTGGTCAACATCGTTTGCATCATGTGCTTCTATATCCTTGTAAGGATTTTCGTAAAGTCCTACTTGCTGTGATGTAGTAATCGCAGTTACTAAACCATCTTCTTCATCGATTGTTACTACACAACCTGTTGCTGAAGCTACTTTAGTGTTACCTTTTACTTTGTAAAAATGACCTTCTTCTTCAACGTCATTGAAGATTAAGTATCCATCTTTGTATAAGTCTTTAGCAATCGTAAGAGAACCACTAAGTGTGATTGTTGTATCACCAACTGAACCTGCTGTAACAGCCAAGTCAACTTGGTGTGCTGCTGTTCCTGCTTTACCCATGGTTAATAGACCTGCAGTAATAGCTTCACCTGCTTCAACGTATCTGAATTTTCTTTCACCAACTTGCATTGGTGTTCCTAATTTATGTTTTTGAGATGTAGAAGTTTGCTTCTCCCATCCCGGTTTACCCATTATTGTTTGTGGAAACGACATTAAATTGCCTCCTGTTTTTCCTCGGGTTTATTGTACACCCCGTCATCAACCGATGTTTGTTTATTTGAAGAAGAGGCAGGAACTCGGTCAATGGTTACATCCTCTGCCTCTTCTTTTTTTCTTTCATAACTACAATGATTGCATTCACAATCGGTAGTAGGTGGATAAGAGTACGCCCCATTACGAGCCATCTTTAGTAAGTAGTCAGGTGTCCCCGGTACATTTTTAATCACTGTGCCTTTTTTAAAACCTATTCCTCCAGTAGCATTCTTTTTATCGATGTGCCAGTATAAATCTGTTTTAGCTTGCCAGTTATCAATCATGTCCCAAGCGTAGCCCGAAGCTACTAACTCTTGTCTCTTTTCTGCACGTTCTCTAGTATCCATTTATTCTCCTACCTTATGAAGTTGCTGGTGCTGAAGCATCAAATGTCAAAGGTGCACCCTTTGTATCGTCAATTTCAAACACACCATAGTCTGCTGTAATTATTATTTCAGTTGCTCTCATTGAAGCATCTCTTTGTCTTTCAGTTCTAGTGTCTACTGATTTAAGTACACCTAGTGCTGATTTATCTGCAATAACACCAACTGCATCATTATCTGCATCAATTGCTAAATTACCATCTTCAAAGATTGGAACACCGTTTAGTGGTCTAATGTTTGAGAAGAAGTTATTTAACAAGTCAGTTGCAAATCCATCCGGAATACCGGCTGCTGCACCTGTTGCTGTTACTGCTGTATTAGCAATGTCAAAGGTTGCAAAAGGGTGTTGCAAGATGTAAATCTGCGAACCAAACTTTTTACCTTTAGCATTTGCAATTGCACCTGCTACGTTTGCAAGACTCATTGCTGTGTTATCTGCACCGAAGCTAACGCCTTTGTTTAATCCTGAGTACAATGCGTGGACATCAGTGTCCTTTTTTCTTGCCATTGCATCACCAAGCTGTCTACCTACAATTGAAAAAATGTTGTTTGCAGATTGCCTGATTAGTTTGTCTGTAAGAATTACTTTTGCTCCGACTTCTGAAGCAGTAAGGTCTACAGTTGTCATTCCGATTTCTTCGTCATCAACAATGTCGAATCCGTCTTGTAAATCAGAAATAGTCATTTGACCTACTTTTGGCACAGTTACCTGTTTAGCCCCTTTTGGCAAATTCATTTGCTCAATTAAAGCCATAGCAGGAGCATTGTGCTCTTCAGTAAACCTAGCAGCAGTAATAATTATGTTCTGGGCATTTTCTAAATTCCCAGTAGTTGCTGTGGTTGCCATAGTTGTTTATCTCCTATATGTCACCGGAAGCTACTCTTCTTGCATATTCAACAACCTTTGGGTCATTGTCGCCTTGCAAGTAGCGTTCCATTAAAGTTTTCTCATTTAATGGTGCTGCAGGCGAAGGCTGTCCTGACTGAAGTTCCTGCGAAGGTCCCGTACTCGGTACCTTGCTCTGCTGAGTTTCTAAAACTCGCTGTTGCTGGACTGTTAAGTCAGCGATACTTTCAGCCATTGACTGCATTGCATTTGGGTCGACAGTTGACATTAACACATCATAAGCTGTGGTCTTGCCTACTTTCTGTTCGGGCTTTATACCCTTTTCCAAAAGCAATTGCCTTGCCGTTGCTACCTTTGCAGTATGTTCTGATGATTGGGATAATTGCTGCTGTTGTGCAAGCAGTCTTTCTTTCTCCTGCTGTATCTGAAGCATTTGCCTCTCTTGTGATGCAGCTTGTGTAGAAAGTTGTTGTGCCTGCTCAGGAGCATATCCTTGCATCTCATACTGCTGTTGAACTTCTCTTCTTTTAGCTTCTATCGTTGCTTCTGATTGACTCAGTTGCAACTGTGACTGCAAGTCTTGTTGGGACTTTTGCAAGTCTGCTATTTGTTTATCGTATGATGATTGGGCTTTCCTCCATTCATCTTGCGAATAAGAACGAGAGTCTTCAACACTCGTTGTTGGCTCAACACTTTGAGGTAGTTCTGCACCGGCTGATTCGGGCTCTGAAGTTCCTGTAGGTTCTGCTTGCTCTGCTCCACTTTGTATCAATCCTTGTTGCTGTAGTTGTTCGTTCACAGCAGGGTCAGTATTGTCTACAATTCCTGAAGTAGATTCAGCAGGCTCAGAAATTTCTGGCTGCGAGTCAGGAGATGTTGAATTCTCAGGTTGTTTGTCTGTTACCATTACAACTCCTAAAATATTTAATTTTGGTTACATTGTATATCTAATCTTCTTGGCTTTCAATCTTATCTGCCAGAGATTCAAAACTATCTTTTATTTGTTGGTCAATTGGTTGCAAGGTTAATCTGTCTAATTTTGCACGTTCATTGATTGAATCTAATAGTTTTTTTCTTTCACTGCCGGGGAGTATTCTAAATAATTCTTGAGGTATTGTTTCAGCATGAAAATTAGTATTTCGTGATATGTATGACCTTTCTGCTTTTGTAAGTCCTCTCAAAAATGTATCTCTTGCTCTGTTAAAATTATCATATAGAAACAGTCCATCCTCTGTAGTAGTCTGTTCCATCAATGAGTAATAAGTTTCAAGTGCTGCTCGTTCAGCATCCGTACCTGCATTTCTTATTTGATTCTTGTAAAACGGGTCGTCATAATCAAAACCTTCTTCTTGTGCGATTGCTCGCCTTTCTTTAGAAGCCTCTGCTTTTGCATCATAGTATGCTCTAATTCTGTCACTATTATTTTTGTAAGTGCCAAAGATTGCTTTCATTTTGACTTGCATATCACTTAACGATTTATAACTTGCAGGAACAGACCTAGTTGTATCTTCTGCATAATAATGTAAATTTGTTACTCTTTGTTCAAACGGTTCTAACTCAACATATCTTTTATTGTAAACATTTAAAGCTGCATCTTCTTTGTTTGAGTATGAGTTAACGTTTACACCAAACATAGCACCTGCAGCACCAGTTGCTATCATGTATGGGTCATCTGTATTTTCAATAAGTTCAACTATCTCAGCAAGAACTAATGGTGCTAATGATTGTATTGCAGGGTTCTTTGATGATATTGATTTCCAATTTTCAATTTTGTATCTGTCATAAGCATCTTCACCAAAAAAATCTTCTCCAGATATATGGTCAACCAGTTCTCCTAATACAGGGTTTGCTTTACCTCTCATATATTGTGATGTTTGTTTCCACCATCTATTTGCAAGATTGCCCATGTCACCAACTTTATAATAAGTACCAGTGCTACTTGTTTTGTAGTCTCTTGCTAAATCAAAAGCATAGTTTATAAATTGTTCAAAACCACCCCATATTTTAAATTTAGTTCCATCTTCAAATGCTATCTCACCTTTACGATAATTTACTCTTATATCTGGGTCCATGTTTGCAAGTGTTAATATACCTCCACCTACAGCAATAAATTTTGCTAAGTCAAGTGCTGCTTCATTTCTAACGATTGGGTTTTTTAATATTGATACTGGTAAATATATTCTTGACCACCAAAGCCTTGGTGCCCACATTGTTTGATACATTACATCTCTAACAAGTTTCTTTTTACCTGCTATTGGTATTGTTTTTAAATCAGCTTCCCCAGTAAAGATATTTACTATTTCTGAAACTTGTCTATATAAATCATCAATCTCTTCTTGAGATGTTGCTTTTCTTAGTCGTCTTGGACTTAACATCTGGTTTGCTACATTAAACCTCATGTTATTTAAAAAATGTGTATGAAATCTAGCAGATGCTCTTAGTATTGGTCCAATAACTGATGCCCTTGGTAACTTTTCAATAAAGTCTGACATAAATGCTTCTGCTCTTCTATCAGCAGCAACATCTTGTCCAGTCTTATTCCAACGCATTCCAGACTCAACTAACTTATTATAGTTTGGGTTTTGCTCAAGTAATTGTTCGTTTCTTAAAACTGCATCGTCACTCAAAGCTGCTTTCAATGCTTGCCCAAAAGACTTAGCAGTAGTAAATGGTCTTGATACTGTATATATTGCGTTTTGTCTTAACACTGCACCAAAATCTAATGTACCTCTAATTGCTTTTGCAAGAAAGACTGAGTTATTCCATAGACCTCTATCTATCTTTGGTTTTGCTGCTCGTGGGTCATTAACTATTTGTTCTGCACCATCAACCATTTTATTGTCTTTTCCAAAGAACCTTCTTAGTCTTTTAATATCTATGTCAGTAAGTTTAGGAACTCTGTCTGCTAGTTTTACAAATGACTCAAGAAATCTAGTTCTAGCAATTGTGTTTGGTATGAACATTGCAACATCTTGTAAGAAGTTACCAATCTCTTGTGGTGTCACTCTTCTTTCGGGTTGTACGTTGCCAGTTTCCCATGGTCTAAAGTCTTCATTGATTCTGCTGTTTGTTCTTGCTAGAAATCTTCTCTTAACAAAACCAATCTCACTTTCAGTAAGAACTCTTGCCTCACCTCTTTTTGCACGAGCATTTGCTCTATCTAAGAATGGTCGTAAGAAGTCTTTTTCTGCATCGGTAACATATTGAAGTCTAAATACAAATTCTTTGTCATCAATAAGATTCTTTGGTAAGTTTTTAAATATATCTTCAGGAATATCTGTGCCATCACCACCAAGCATTAAACCTCTTTGTTGTTCTCCAAAAGCACCAAGTCTTGTTGGTTGATTGATTTGCTCAGGTGTTAAAGGTCTTGCAAGTCTTAATTGTTCAAAGTCAATAGACCCATCAGAGTCTACTGCCCCTGTTATCCCTTGCCTTTCAAGAATCTCGTTAAACCTGTCAGCATTCTTACTCTTGAACTCGGAGAAGGATTGATTAAAGGCTCCAGCTTCTCTGGAGATAACCCTCGTTTTTGTCGCTGTAGGTCTGACTCTTGCTGCATTACCTCCACCAGTCTGCCGAAAGTAATCGTTGATGAGGTTTTGGAATCTGATGATTTTTCTAGCTTCTTGCTCATACTCTGGATTATAAGCCCTAACAGTAAAAAATTCAAGTGATTGGAAGTCTCCACCAACACTAAATCCTGCAATATCGTTGTCTTGTGCAATTCTAATTAAATTCTCAATATCATTGTCTGTTAATCTATTTTGGAATTGATATACTGCTGAAAAATCACGAGTTACTCCCGGCTCAATAACTTCACCGATTGGTAGGTCTTCTAATGGATTTCTTGCAGTTCCCATAGGTGCTGGCACAGCCCTTAAATCGGCTTGTGTAATTCTGTTGGAAATAATAATTTCTTTTTGATTCAAATCTTTTTCTGCAATGTCAACAATTCTAGCAACAGATAAATCAGAATTTGCTGGATTAACTATTTCTAAATCTAAACTTGGTTCTATGTCACCAAAGTATGCACCAACAGATGGTGTTATTCTTAAGTCTGAATGACCAGCAGTAAGGTTTTGTAAACCTCTATTTTGATTTTCTATATAAATACCACCATTTGCGTTTAAAGCAGATAGATTAGAAAATATCCTATTACGATTTGTAACACCTTCAGTTTTGGCTAAATCAATTAATTCATTTTGTTTGTCTATAAATTGTTGTGGAAATAATCTTGTTGCAGGTTGGTCTGCTTCGCCAGTTACAGATGGTGAAATTGCTACTCTTGCTCTTGGTTGTGTAGGTGCATCACCAAAAGATGGGAATATAGACTCTCTAATAAATGGTTGGTCAACTTCTGTTGGTCTTAATATATTTGGTACTTCAACTGGGGGTTCAGGAAAAACTCTAGGATTTAAATTACGTCTACCAAGTGCAGCAACACCTCCTGCAGTTGGTAAAGCACCTGCTGCTAGAGCAGTTAATGTATTTTCAAATGGTTGTGCAATACCTTCTAGTTGTCTTTGTTCTGTGCCTGATATTGTTGCCATTGTTGGTGCTTGAATTGCAGTTTCTGCTGCTAATCTTCTTCCAAAAGGTCCACCTGCAACAGGTTCTAAAAATGTTCTTGCCACTCTGCTACCTAAACCTGTGCCAAGACCCTTAAGGACAGTTGGTCCTAGTCCTGCAGTTCCTACAGTAAATGCTATGTCTGGAACATTTAGAAGACTTGAACCAGCACCAAATGCAAGTTCTGCCGGTGTTTGTCCACCAACAAAAGGTATAGCCTCTGGTATTTCAGTACCAAACTTAGAACCAAAATCTCTAGCATCCTGAACATCTATTGGACCTTGGGCTAAACCACTTATATCACCCATTGTTCCTCTTGATAGTAAAGCAAGTATACCTTCTCCAATATCAGTAAATCTTTCGCCTGTAACTTGTGGGTCAATGTATCCACCCGGACCAATAAATTCTTTGGAACCATCATCTAAAGGTTGATTTTGCTGGGTGATTCCTCCTGTAAAAGAACCATAATTATCGCCAACAAAATTAATAAATTGTCTAAATAATCCGGAATCCTTTACTTTTACATCTGGACCAATAGTCTCTTTTGCAACTCTATTAAGATACTCGTCTTCTTGTTGAAAGTTTTGAAATGTCATTCTTACCTTCCATAGAAGAATCTACCACTAGATGTGATACCTCTGGTTCCTGTTCCTGTTGCACTCATAGGTGCATCTCTAAATCTTTGACTAAAATCTATTCCTTGTAAGAACTCTGTAAAGTCTGGTGGTTTAGTTCCTTGCATACCTGCTCTACCAACAGCACCTAAGTAATCTGTAAATACAGGTTTGTAAAGATTTCTAAAAAAGTTTTCTTGATTAAATGTGCCACCCATTGGCAACATACCACCAAAAGCAGCTTGTCTTCCGAAAGCATCTGTCTCAAAGAAATCACTAAATGGGTTTTGTCCCATTACCATTTACAGCCTCCTAAAGTCCAAATCTATTTTGTAAGAATTGTAAATATCCACCTTGTTGTGGTAGTAAATCAGAACCAGCAAATTCATCTTGTAATTGAGTAAAATTGCCCGGAACAAGTCTACCAGCAGTAAATCTGCCAAGCCTATCTGCTGCACCTGCTCTTGCAAGATTAAATGCTTGTTGTGCACCAGCACCTAATTGAAACCTACCAGTATCATCTACAAATGTTTCTGGATTTACTAAATTTCTTAAAGCTAAATCAGCAGGTTGTTCTGGATTTCTTGATAAAGGTATTAATTCAGAAAATAAATTTCTTGCTGTGCTATAAACGTTTTCTGGTCCAACATTACGAAGTGCTCCAACTGAGCCACTAAAACCTCTACCTAATGCTGATGCTACATCACCGACTGCCTGAAGTGGAGCAGCAAATTGTCCTCTTATTGTTCTGTTAAATGCTGTAGGCACATTTGGAAACAACTCATTAAATGCTCTTTGAAACATTCCACTTTCACCACGGATGCCTTCTTCAGGTAATCCACCAATATCTGCACCTAATCTTGTTACATCACCACTGGGGTCCATGATTCCAACTGGACCTCTACCGGTTGCACCGGTTGGTACTTCATCTTGTGGGTCTCCAATTGTTACGATTTGAGTTTGGTTATCTCCAGTACCTAGTTGTCCACCATACATTCTTTCAGCCTCAGACCTTGCTTCAGCTTCAGAACCAGCACGAACAAAAAAGGTTTGAGTTGTCCCTTGAGGGGTTCTTATTGTTATCGGGTAAAATCTCATTCTTCTTCTAATCCTATACTTCTAAGTAATTGAGTTCTTTCACTTTGGGCTCCGGGTCTGGGTGCTGCCGTGTTATTGCCTTGGTTAGGTGATGGAGTATTCGGTATGCCTCCCATGGCTGCATTAGGCATGACCTCTGGTCTTACTCCATTCGATGTAGGGGCTCCCTGCTGAGGGGGTGCCATTGGTTGCTGCATCTGTCCATATTGTTGCATAAATGTCATACGTTGTGCAAGTTCCTGCATCTGTTTTTGTTCTTCTGCAGTTTTAATTTCTTGCAAGTAGTGTTGAGCCATCTGCTCATCACCACTCTTCATTGCTGCAGTATACATTTGAACTAACTGCATAATCGGTGTCGATGTTCTTGCAATTTGTTCAAATATTCTTTGTCTTTCTAAATCTGCATCTTGCATCCTTAGGATTCTATCTCTAGCAAAGTCCATTGACACAAGCGACTCACCAGTTGCTGTAGGTTGAGTTGCCATCTGTGCAATAGAATATCTTTGCATATCATCTTCTGGAAGTGCAGGCAGTAAAGTAAATGTTAAATCACCGTGGTTTTTTATGTCATCTGGTTTTATCGGTCCATCAAAAGGCATCTTTGCGTATGTTTTACCCGATACATTCAACGCCTTGTACGATTTAGTTTCGTACATCATAATTAAATGTTCAAAAGACATCTCAAGTAAGTTCTGAACTGCTGTAAGTCTTGGAATAACTTTCTGTTCAATGTTAGTTCCAAGCTGTCTCATCGCATAACCAGATATCGGTGCTTGCAATATTCCAAAAGCCTGTGGTGGTAATCCACCGTCTACTTCATCGTCATTGATTGCACCAAGCAATACGTCTGCATCTCTTGGTGATTGTGACAACGGTAATGGCTGTACGTCTTCTTGGTTTTGAGTTGACACATTTATTTGTGACCCCTTCTTTGACGGGTTGTCTTCCAATGCCTTAGTTCCGTCTAACGATGAAACCTTGTAGGCTTGGTCTACTGCTCTTGCAGCAAGTGCCATCCTGTACGAGAAGACTCTATTTTTAAACTTAATGATGTCCCTGTTAGGAGCAAAAATTGATTCTGAGAAGTCTTTTATCGGGTCTTCGATGTCTGCCATGCTATCAATCTGTCGCATTCCTGTGTCAGATGTAGCAAGTAAGGGTACACTCCCAACAGGAACAGTACATATCGGGAACATCATTGAAAAAGTATCTGCCGGTTTCTTGGCATAATGGTCATCAATAATTACATAGTTCATGTATTTGACTTCGCCGTTTACAATCTGTCTTTCGTAACAGTCGTAAACAAACTCTACTTCGTGACCATCGTCAAGCGTTACATCGTAAAATTTAAAATTCTTGTAGGTGTCTCTTATCTCTGACCTTGTTTGAGTCATTCTGTAAGCTGCAAAAATTGGTTCTTCTTCTCCGTACTGGACAACCAAATGTCTTGGGTCTAGTGGTTTTATCTCTGCAAAAGTTTCACCGTTTGGTTTCTTTCTAAGCATTGACCTCGCTGCTATCCTACCACCTCGTACCGTAGAGTACCAAGCAAGCTGAGACACAAGCAAAGGCTCACCTTTTCTTTGCAATCTCTTGTTTATTTGCCTGTGCATTCCAATGACTAATCTTTCTAAGTTGTCGTTTGCAGCACGTTTCTGTTCGTCTGCAGCATCATTGTGCACTCTTACAACTTGCTCAGAACCAGAAATAAAACTTTCTATCTTGTCTGCTAATGTTCTTAGTGAGTTAGTTGTGTAAGCATCTTCTGGGTCGACACCTTCTTCTTCGTCTGGGACAAAGTGAGTTAATCTCCATGAGGAGTAATCCATGTCCATTCTGTCGTGTAAAGGTTGGTCTTGGTCAAATAGTGTTTCTATTTTATTTAAAACATCACCAACTATTTCGTCTTGTGTCTTTCTAGCCATTATCTAAATCTCGTCACTGGGATAACTTCCCTTTGATAGTTTTCATTACCGGCATATCCAAACTGATTTACCATCAGATAAGTTAATGCCTTTACAGCATGATTATACTTGTCTCTCGGAACATTTCCAACTACCCCACCTTCTCGGTTCATCTGCCAACTGTAAACTCTGACCTGTCCGTCAAACGGATTTGGTCCTCCTCCAAGTTCAGAAATCAGTCCTTTGCAAGTAGGGTCAATGACTAATCCGGGCTCCAAGTCTATCGGGTCTGGCTTGAGCATACTATTCATTCTCTCGATGCCGTCAATAATCTTTACGGGCTGGCTTTGCATGATTAAATTCGCTTCTTTAAACCATATCTCAGTGTTTGATGGCATGGCTCCAGCGTGTGCATTTCCTGCAACGTCAATCACTCCAAACTTATCCGTGTTCTGCCACCAAAATCTTTTTTTGGCTACCTCGATGATGTCGGAAGCAATCAATTCTCTCTCATAAATTTCGTCAAATACCTGCACTTGCCCATCGATTATGTGGCACACCTCAACGGCATACGCACTTTCGGTCATCCTAGAATAGCCGGGGTCAACTGCAAGATACACAATCTCGTCTGGGTCATACTCAACTTCTCTTACATGAATGTTTACATTGAATGACGGATGCACCAATCCACTCGGAGGACTTGGGATTCCGGCGACACGTTCATTAAACCATTCATCGGAATGCTCAGTTCTCATCTTTTCTATTTCAGGGTCATCTTCTCCCAACGGAAATATATGCGTATTAGTCCATGTAGGTAGTGAAAAACTTTTTGCACTCTCTAAATTTTGTATACCCGGTGATTGCCATGAGGTAAATTGTTGGGGGTACCATCCCAGACTTCCCTCGAAAGTACCCTCTAGGAATACCCAACCACGCTTTTCTGCCACTCTCTCCATCAATCGCCAGTAACTTTCTTGGTCTAACTGCGAAGCCTCACAAGCAACGATGCCCATCGGGGCTTCCATCGCAAGTTTTCTGTAGTCAGTTGCAGATTTAGTCTTGATTATTAACGGTTTTAGGTTCTTAGAACCAACGGACACCTCAATGTATCCGGGGTCAACCTGACGTGTGGCACGTTTAATTATACCTAGCCTGTTAAAGGCATCTCCAAGATAGTCAAACTCACCCCTAGTTCTCTCGTAATCTGCAGCCACTAGCCAATAGACACTGCCAGAAGCAGCATCAGGGTCCTCGACAATCTTAGCCATAATCTTTTCAAACATATACATAGCCCCAAGGTTAGACTTACCTGCTCTTACGCCACCGGCAACTAGTTTGAATCTTGCCTCATCATTTAGAATATCAAGCTGGGCAGCCGTAGGTGTGTAACCTATGGCACCGAATAGGGCATCACGTTGTTCATGTATCATGAAACACATTTTAGCATAAAATTTACAGGAGGTAGTACCACAGACTACAGCCAACCAACGACCACAAGAACCACCCCCCTTGCAGCCGACACACAATCACAGACACACAGACACAGACAGACACCAGACCACCCATCAACCACCACCACCCATCCACCCCACCACACGCATTTTTTTTTCCGAGTCCGAATTATACGCACCTCTCAGAGGCTCTCAGGGGCTCATAGACGGGCTTTTGGGGCTTGGGGGGTATCATGCCTCATTGTGCCTCACGTTCCCATTCGTTCCCATTTTGTTATTTAGAATGCTTTTGAGAATGTCCTTCGTCAGTTTGGAATAGTTCTGAAAAATTGGGAATGTTGTCCTTTATGAGTTTAGAATGTCTTACGGCGTTTTGTATAGCGTTACGCCGTGTCCTCTATTGGCTTTTTATCTTCAGGATTTGAGATATTTATATTTATTAATGCTTGAATTAGGGCGTTTGCTTGGTCGTCAATTGTGGTCTGGTTCTTATTATCTCCGTATCTATCAGGGTATTTTTTAGACAGGAGCCACTGGCTATTTTTACTTTTAACAGCCTCATTCTCTGCAGTCGTTAACTCCGTTAATTGCATAGCCTCAAACTCTGTAACAGCCTCAGTAACAGTATCATGTAATTTCAGTGTCAGTTGCTTGTATCTGTCACTAGGGTTCATATTCTTAGTATCTGTAACAGTTACTGTATCTATAGTAACAGTATCTGTATTAGCTTCTGTATCTAGTGTAACTCGGACTTTCTCACCGAAACGGAGCCAACCACTAGCCACAGACTCAGAAACCCTACAGTGGCGAATTATGGCACTTGTAGGGTGTAGCCCTAGCCGTTCAATATCTCTCTTTATTAAATCTATCTTTTTATTATCTAACTGTATTTTCCTGCTCATACTCTTTTATATTTTATCAGGTTGTAATTATATTTAAATGAATGTGTCACATTATCCCGTTTTAAATTAGGTGTTGACATATTGATTTATATGGTGCTAAGATGAACGGAGTGGTTAGTTGATGAAGTTAAATCTCAGATGGGGTCAGGGTTCCGACATACTGGATGCAAGCCCAGACCGAAACGCTAGGATTGAAACAGGTTGGACTTGGTAAGTAGGTTGAGTAGAACACCAAAGATGAGGGGTCAAAGCAAAGTGGCTTAGGCTCACCTCTCAGACCCCAAGTCTCGCAGGTTGCTGGAAGGGACTACTTATCCCGATGAAAGTGAATTGATAGAAATTGAGCCTAAGTAGTCAACTGGGATGCCTCCAAACTTGCAAAGTGTTTTCACCGACACACAGGAAACTGTAGCCTTCGGGGAGCCAGAGAAACCACACCGTGACAGAATGCAAAAAGTCACCAACAAATAAATAATCGAATGTTAAACAAGTCACTATTTTTATATTTCACTGGTTGAGATTGACTAAAATACTGACATCGGAAAACTACTTTATGCGATTGGATTACGCAGTTCAGAACCTAAGAAATCTGTGAAGAGTCAGAAACGTTGGAAGACTAGATTATTTCATAAAAAATTACTAACTGAAGAACTGTGCAAGTCAGGAATGCAACCGAACCTGTTGATGGTGGATGGTCTCAAGTGGCAACGCTTGAGGTAAATGCAAAGACTAATAATCCGAAACGATAAAATCAACGACAACGCCAAGCGACCCTCCAAATTGTCGCTTGGTCTCGTCTTAGTAAACAATTAGCAATGGAGGAACCATGGCATCATGGATAGTTAATAATCACCCAGAACAATTCACAATGGAGCAATTCAATTGTTCTCACCCAGTCAGTGAAATCATTGAAAGGTTGGACGATGGAACTGCAAAAACTAAATGTATGTTCTGTGAGAGAGTTCAGACTAACCAAGTTTAGTTTGATTGTAACGGCTAGGGTTTCGCAAGCCTCTAGCCGTTACCGTTTTAGTAATCAATCAAGGAGGTTAAAATGATTGAAGTATCCATTAATGATACAGGAAATATAGTTGTTACAGATAATTCTATTTTCTCAATCTTAAAAGAGCAGGGTTGATGACCCTGCCGTCTTAGTAATAAACCAATGACACCAAGGAGGATTTATGTCATTAATAATTGAAAGCCCAAACAAAGAACAACAAGGAATTTCAGCACTAGAAAAAGTGCTTGGTTTTAATGCAATGTTCGGAGGTTACCAAGAAATTACCAAAGATAATTACCATGAAGTTTACTTGAGAAATAAAATTCTCATTGAAACTAAAATGGCATTTATGTATTTTGGTTCAGTTGAAAAACCTGAATACCCAACTTTAGAAATGGTTAAAAGTTGCATCGGTATGAAAGTCAATGAAATACCAAAGACAAGGCGACAGTTCAGGGCAGAAATTAAAAGACTGTTTATTGAAACGGCTAAGAATGAGGCAAGAAGAGTTATTCAGCAATATGATAAACAGATACAACCCTAACAATATGGGGGGCTGAAATGCCCCCCAATAAATCGTATTAGTAAAAAATAATCATGATGAAGGAGGATTTAATCATGGAAACAAAAATCACAATCAAACCAACTCTTAATGACTTTGGAACTAGTTTTATTGGGCATATAAATATATCCTATGACAAACTTGTTTCAGTGTTTGGAAAAGAGCATTTGGGTGAGAGTTCGGATGCAAAAATACTGTGCGAATGGGTGTTTGAATTTCCTGACAAAACAGTTGCAACAATTTACAACTGGAAAGACGGAAAGAATTACGACCCAGTTGATGGTTTAGATAAAGAAAATATTGATATGTGGCATATCGGTGGCAAAGATGAAAAAGCATTTCACTACATAAGACTTTTATTGTGGGGTAAAGCTAAAGCAGGAGGTTTAGGATACCCACCACCATTATACCTTTAATATGAGGGGCAAAAATGCCCCTCAACCGTCTTAGTAAAAACAATTATTCATACAGGAGGATATTATGGATAAGGCATTTAGAAACCAAAGCCTCGGTGAGGCTATACAAACTGGCATTAAAAACGGTGGCATTGAAGATATGCTATTCATTTTTGATGAGGATGGATACGTCACTGTCACTGACAAAATGGCTTGGGAATACAACAAAGACCAAGACACTTGGACAGATGAGCAGGGCGACACAATGCAACAAGTTTGGGGCAATGGCATACGGCTCATTGAAGACCATGGAACTGTGGATTACAAATTCAAAGGTGACATAAAAATCTTTGGGTTTATAAATCCAATGTCAGGAATTGATGAAATCTCTACAGTTTCTTTTAAGACTGAGAAACCAGACACCCCAGACGTTGACACAATCGAAGAGGTAAACAATCCAGAGCAGGGCTAAGCCCCTGCTTAACAGCGTTTTAGTAATAATTAGATTTTCATAGGAGGAATAATGAAAATTAACATAGAAAATAGAAAAGTTTTTGTTGATGAGAATGGCAAACAACTAAGTCATGAAACTAATAAACAGATTTTACTTTTTATAAGTTACATACAATCAGCAAATTTGCTTGGGGATAATAGTTT